GACGCTTGGTCCGCACGTAACCGGATACCGAGCTTTTGTAAATGCTTCATTGATGCTTCCGCTTTCTCCCAGGACGTGTCAAAAGCCACAATAGCTTTATTGACGGCAACTTCGACGAGCCTCTCCACAGGTGTGGGTAGGTACAGTCCCCCATGGATGCGAGATTTATCCGCACCCTTAAGGGATTGCCCAACCCCCCAGTAGAATTCACTCGCTACGTCGTCAACTCTCTCCCGAATCGGTTTAAGGACCTCTATGAGGGCCTGACACCAACCCGCGATAAAGAGCTGCTCGGCAGCGGTAAAGGCTACCTTCAGTGAAGGGCCTGTCGAAGCCAACCAATCAATCCAGTTAGGACGACTAATGGCAGTCCGGGCGTCGGGGTGCTGTAGGATGACCAGCAGAGCGCGGAGACGAGTTGGGATTGACTCCCATCTCGCACCCGTCTTCTGTGAGGCCTTCCATCGAGCTCCGAATGCTAGCGCGATGTTAGCAATGCTTGTTGTGACACCGGAAAAGGAGACCCGTTGAACCGCTGCGATACATGCCGAGAGCGAACTCTGGGACACAGACCATAACGTCCAAGGGAATGCCAAGACCGGCTCACCGGCGAAGTAAACGACTTTTGCAAACTCCAGACTTCTATTAATAGAAATCATGGATTTTGCTAGGCCGATTTCCACACCAAACACTGCGCATAACGCCTGATACTGCTTAGCGACCGCCTTATCAGCAATGACAAGGTCATCGCCAAGCAGAGCATAAAGCTGGAAGAATCCAGTGTGACCGGCACGCGAAGCAGCCAACTGTACGAGGACGTGATGAGCAAGGGAGAACGTTGCCCATGATGACAGGGCTCCCATCGGTTGCCCTACAGAGTACTTCATCATTATCGGGCCCTTTCCAGGGACCGACTTTAACGGAGCTTTGTAGGAACGACCAACCAGGAGTTCCTGCCACCAGTAGGCGAACGTGTACCCAAACATCACTTCCAATAGTCCCCTTTGGAGCTCAACTGGGAACCGATCCGTCGCAGCGGACAGATCAAAGGAGTAAAAGGTTACATCCTTCTTCGACTCGGTCATCCGCAGAAGCCTTTTCACAGGCCTATG